ATGAGAAGACTCATAGATTATTTCTCTAATATGTCAAAGTTGAATTACTATATAGATAAAGAAATTACAGATATATCTTTTCTTAAAGTAAATGAAAATACATACAAAAAAACCTTTATAAAGTTTGCTTCTCAAGCAAGTAAATTTAATTTAGGGAATAATATTCATGACATCACAAAGAGAATGTATCTAAATGATGCTTGTTTTGCATTTGTTATAGAAACTGACTTGGATATATCTTATTTCTTCCTTGACCCCAGATATTGTGAAATCAGAAAAATTGTAAATGGAAATGTTTATGAGTTTGCTATAAATAGAAGTCTTTTATCCAATGCATATTATGATACTCTTCCATCTGAATTGCAAAATCTATTAGAGCAATCAAAAAACATATCTTTAAATAATCTGGTAGATATACCTTATGAAAATGGATTTTGTATAAAGTATAACAGCAATTTTCTTCATCTATTTCCACCGTTTTTCCCAATGATTGCTGATATTCTTTTGATTGACGAATATAAGGACTTGGCAAAAAGCAAGGCTGTGAATGATGCGTATAAATTGTTGGTGCTTCCTGTTCCTATGAAAGACGGAGAAGTGACAATGGACGATAATATGCTCACGCCATATGTGGAAACTGCCCTTAATGTCGTACAGGAAAATATAGGGGTGCTACCCTATCCTGGAGAAGTTAAGTCAGTAGAATTTTCATCAAGCAATTCTGATGATAGAGATAAAGTTGCAGATGCCACTACACAAATGTATGCAAATCAAGGTGTTAGCGAAGCTCTTATGTCGGGTGCTTCTAGCGGATCGGAATTAAAATTGTCAATCACAAATGATAGTGCTGATATTTTTAGAATTTATCGTATGTTGGAAAATTGGATGAGTTTGCAAATGAAGTTACGCAAATATATTTATCCTTCATATCAGTTTGTTTACAAAATATTAGATATAACCATTTTCAATGAAGCAGATGTAATCAATAGAGAATTAAAACTAGCACAGGCAAGCGCTCCAAATAAAGAGCGATTATGCGCAGCAAGTGGCATATCTCCCTCTGCTATGATTGGAAACACAGTACATGAAGGTAAGATGTTCAAAGATATTTTTGATTTGTGGAATCCACTGAAATCGTCATATACAACATCTGCTTCTGGAGATAAATCCGATGATGGTGGTAGGCCAGCAATGGATGATGGAGATTTGAGTGCTGCCGGAGAAGTAACTCGTGAAAATGATACGAACGATCCAGATAATAGGGTATAGTAAAAACATTAAAATATTTTGTCTAAATTTTCATGTGGTACATATTGTTCAACAAAACCGCATTCTGTGCAAACATATATTTGTGCATAATAAGCAGTTTTATGGATTGATTCATATGGATTAGTAGGAATGCTTTCTATATCTTTAATTAGCGCCCCCCTTGTTTCTTCTATTAATTTCATTTCACCTTTACATTTTGGACAAGTTTTCATTACAGCACCTTCCTTCAAATAAATATGAATTTAATTATAACAGACAGAATAATAACATTCAATGGATTGGAGAAGATTTATTTATGAAATGTAAAAAATGTGGGAATATTTCTAAATATATTGAAAGCAGATATGTTGTAAAGGCAGGTCAATCTTTTTTTAGTAATGGAAAATCTATTCCACAAGTTTATTATGGTTTCACATATATCCCATGTTGTACAAAATGTGGAGAACCATTTCAGGATTACAAAGATTTATCAACCACAGAATTTTTGAGTTGGTTACAAGAAATGGACGAAACAGTTAATAGAGAACTAAAGGGTAAAGCTCTCATTCGATATTTTGAATTGGACAAATTATTAGAACCAAAGAAAGATGCAGGTGATTAATATAGGTGAAATAATAATACTAGATCAAAATCAAGCTGATGCTCTTCTATCACTTGGTTTTAAATATACGAAAAGAAATATTGACAACAAGGAAGTATTCGTTTTTATACAGACGAATGAATTGATGAAAGAACTTAACTCAAAATTTGAGCAAGGTTCTTTTTTTGTAAACAAAACAGTTTGCTTTTAGAGAAATATGTATTGTAATGGTTGGTTGGATAAACCAGTAAAGAGTAATATAGGACAGCTAACACTCTCCTATCTCTACCTCTAAAGAAATGAGCCTTGAATTGGATATATTCAAGACTTTGTATTGAGGAGGTAATTATTATAAGTTACAACAAGAAAACTGGAATGTATGAAGGATATATTTATTGCATTACAAATAAGGTTAATGGTAAAAAATATGTTGGTCAAACAAATACAACTATAGATTTTAGATTTCAACAACATCAATACAGAAGTACAAAAGCAAAATATACACAACCAATATATAGTGCATTTAAGAAATATGGAATAGATTCTTTTTCTGTAATAGAGGTTTGTAAATTAGAATGTAAAACAAAAGAACAACTCGCAGAATTATTGAATAAAAAAGAAATATTTTTTATTGATCAATATAATTCAAAAGTTCCTAATGGATACAATGTTCTTAATGGTGGTAATGTGAATCCTACATATATAACAGCAATTCCTGTTTATCAATTTGATATTTATGGTAATTTAATATTTGCATATAAATCAATTGCTGAATGTGTACATGCAATAGGACTAAAGGGCGAAGTAGCACTAAGAAAACATATAAAAGAATTAACATCATATAAAGGATATTATTGGTCTTTTAGCAAAGATATTGATATTTCTAAATATAAATTTGTATATAGTACAAAACCAATTTATCAATATGATATGAAAGGAAATTTATTAAATAAATATATTTCTTCAAAATCAGTAGATACAAATACTATCTCTCCTTGTACTGTCCAGAGAGCATGTAGTAAAAAGCCACATTATGCAAAAGGCTATATTTGGTTATATAAAGATACTATCGCACAAGAAGAAATAGATGATGCAAATATATATTTAAAAGATTTACAAATAAATATTGCAAAAAGAAAACCAACTAAAGCTGGGTTTAATGACAATCCATTTACTAAACCTGTATATCAATTTACCCTTGAAGGAAATTTTGTTAAGAGGTGGAATTCTATCTCAGAAGCAAGTTTATTTATTAGTAATGGTAAAAGCGCAGGAAGGTTAGCATCTGTTTTGTCTGGAACATCATCTCAATCACATGGTTATTTGTGGAGTTATTCAGAAAATCCACCTAAAAAATATAAAACACGAATAGAAAAGTTTGGTAAGAAAGTTAATCAATATGATTTAGATTTTAATTATATTACTACTTTTGATAGTGTAATTGAAGCATCATTAAGTGTTGGTTCTAATTTTTATCAATCAATAAGCCATTGTTGCCAAGGGGTTACACATCATTCTTTTGGATATATATGGAGATACGTTGGAAAAAATGATGATAATCCATATTTATATTATGAAAAAATGGGATATATGCAACCAGTAGATATGTTTGATTTAGATGGAAAATATATTGATTCTTATGATGATATGATACATATTTCAGATAATTATAATCCTTCATTCATATTGAGATGTTGTAAAGGAAAACTTAAAAAAGCATATAATCATATTTGGAAATTTAATAAAGATATAAAAGAGAGTGCTTAAATGTACTCTTTTATTATGCATTTTTTCAGGAAGGAGAACAAGACATTAATTGAGTAAACAAAACTTAAAAAATATTGAAATGACTGCAAAATTTTCTAATTTTGAAGTCTTAAATGAAGATTTTACACGTTGTAGATGCAGTATTTTTTATACAGGTCGTAACAAAAACTATTCTGATATTACTGAAGCTGCATTGGATAAATTTATCTCTCGCAAAGGATATGCAAACATTCCTGTGGTGGCGCATCTCATGAAAGATGATGACGGAAATTTCTACGTGGGATCGCATGATAGAAAAATAATTCTTAGCAATGAAGGAATTGATTTTATTGATGAAACAATTCCTTACGGTGTAATTCCAGAAGATTGTAATCCATCAAAAGATTTAATTACAGAAAAGTCAGGAATGCAGAGAAAATATTTTTCCGTTGATGTTATTTTATGGTCACATCGGTATCCAATTATGGAAGCATCATACAACGATGAAATTTATTTCAATCAATCAATGGAAATAGTGTTTGACTCATGTGAAACGGATTCTGACGGTTATGTTGTTGTTCATGATTTTCATATGTCTGCATTATGTCTCTTAAACAAACGTGACAGTTCAGGTACTGATGGAAACAACAAAAATCAAGAGCCATGTTTTGAATCTTCACAAGTCAAGAAATTTTCTATTAATGAATCCAAATTCAAACAGAATTTTGAACTGATGTTAGAAAAATTAAAACAATATGAATCAGATGGTACAAGCAATACTGCTACTACCACTGTTCAAAATAATGCAACAAATAACAATCCACATATGGAAGGAGAAAACAAAATGGATTTAACTAAGTTTACTGCTCTTCTTTCAGACATTAAATGTGAAGGTAATGATTGTGTCAGATATGAACTTTTATCAGCAGATGAAAATAAGATTTATGTGTTTGATAAAGAAGATGGATACAAGATTTACTCTGTTGAGTATGTAAATTCTAATGATGGCAATCCCGTTATCAATTGGAATACAAAAACAGAGGGAGATATTGCTTTTGCAGAAAAGTCTGAGGAAGTTTCACATCTAACTGCAATTTATAATGAAATCAATGACACTTTGAGCAAAAAGTATGCAGATGATTATCAAACAAAGCTAGATGAAAAAATCAA